AACGACAGACATCGTGGACATGCTCATTCAAGTAGTCCGCCAAACGCGCAAACGACTTCTCCAGTGCCGGCTCGATTTGCTTCGTGCAGAACTTGTCGAGCATGTCCACGATGTCTGTCGTTGTCGCGTTTGGTCGGACTTTCTTGAACGCCTCTACCACGCGCCCCATGCGCACGTAGACGGAATCCGTATCCGACGCAATGATGTAGTCCTCGTCTGTTTTGAATGCCCTATTCAGAAGCCGATTCACGTCTTCGGCAATCCAGCGGATTGTCAACTGCCCCGTGATCGTGACCGCCTCTGCCATGTCAGTATTGTAGAAACGGAAGTATGCTGACCCTAGTGCGCCGTATGCGGAGTTGAGATTGACCTTACGAACCAACTGCTGATTGTTGTGTGCAGCAATCGTCTTCGTCAGTTCCTTTGACTTACGTAGTAGCTCTGGCGTCTCCCCCTTTGTCCGGATTTCTTCCTTGACGTGTTCCAGTTCCTTCGCTGCCGTCTTCATCAACTTCTTGTGACGGTTGCGTTCGTCATAGAGCGTCTTCAGCATGTTGGGCAGGAAGCCCTCGCGATGGCGGTCAGTGAGAACGCCATTCGCAGCCATGCACACGTCTTTGTCCTTCAGGATGGACGTGTCCTTGCTCTGCGACAGTAGCTCGTCTACCGTCAGGTCCTTCACTCGCTCCCCGATGAGCGTTTCCGGAGACAGATTCCACTGACGGATGATGTGCGGGTACATCGAAGCCACGTCAAACGAACACACCCATTCGTGGAGTCCGACCAATGGGTCCTTGACGTAGGCGCCCGCGTATTGGAAATCCTTGCTTTCGTCCTTGCGCGGCGGGATCTGCTTGCCCTCTGCGCGGAGTCTGTGGTAGATCATGATGTCCCACAGACGCACTTGACGGAACGTGTCGGTGAAGTTCGCCTTCGCGCCGTATGCCAGTGCCGCGACCAGTTCAATGAGCTTCAGCTTGTCATCTAGCTCTTTAACTAGCTGCACGTCTTGGATGTTGTATTCGATGAACTTCTGGTGGTCCAACTCATACAGCTTGTTGAGCGTGCGCAGTTCCTTGTAGCTCACCTTGCGCTTCTTCAGTTCAACGTGCGCAATGTGGTCGAGACGATACGATTCCTGCTGCGAGTAAGTGAACTTGCGGTAAAGCTCGTAGTAGTCGAGAATCGCGATTCCCTTGATGTCGATGACCGTCTGGTCGCGTCCGTTGAGCGTCAGCGTCCGGGCTGCCATTCGCCGCAGGGGAGAGACACGCTCCCACATGTCTTCAGTGAACAGGAGCTTGAGACGGTTCACCAAATAGGGGATATCGTAGAACTGGACGTTCCACCCCGTGATGATATCGGGATAGTCGCCATTGCTGCGCAGGAAGTCGAGGAAGCGGACGAGTAGCTGAGATTCATCGTTGCACTTGATGTAAGTCTCCCCCTCTTTCGGGGTGTAGTCCTTCGTGCCGTAGATGACTTTTCCGCTTTTGCCGAGATGCCACCAGAGGATGGAGATGGCGATGACAGGAGAGAACGGGTCATCGACTGGTGCGTAACCGCGCACTTCGTCGCGGTACACTTCAATATCGATGTCCCACACGTAGAGGCGAGCCATATCGAAAGAGACTTCAGACTTGTACACATCCGACAGCATCATGTATTCAGCCTGAATGTCGCCGTAGACGGGAAGCTTGGATTGCTCGATAAACTCTTTTGCTTCAAAGAGCTTGTCAAACATATGCGGCATCAACGGGGTTCCGTCAAAGCCACGGTGCGTAGCGTCCTCTTCACGCACTGGCGTGTAGAGAGTCGGCATGTATTCCTGCTCTACGAAGATCGGGGAGCCATCTGTATCCCGTTGTCTAGCGTAACATTTGTTGCCGATGCTGCAAACATAAGTATATTGTAGGCGCGGGTTTAGCGCGTCGGCAAACACAACTTTACGAGCGGTGTGCATCATGTTGAATAGACGCTTCGGAAAACTGATAGTTATCGAGCAAGCTCCGTCCCATAACTGGCGCACTTATTGGGTGTGCAAGTGCGACTGCGGGAACATTACCAAACCCGTCGTTCGCAGTTCGCTTACCGGTGGGAACACTCGGAGTTGTGGGTGTCTTCAAAGAGAAGTCGCCGCGGATGGGTTGAAGGGACGGCAAGGAGCAAAACATCCTAACTGGAAAGGCGGAAGGCACATCACACGGGATGGCTACATCAAAGTCCGCGTCAACGGAAAATATCAACTGGAACATGTTCTAGTTATGGAACAACACCTTGGTCGTTCCTTGTTTCCCGATGAAACCGTGCATCACAAAAACTCAATACGAGATGATAACCGTTTGGACAACCTTGAGATACGAGTCAAAGGGAAGCACCCACACGGCGCTTCCGTCTCTGACTTGTTAGAGTGGGCTGACGAACTCATCAAACGCTATCGCTAGCCCTTGAGGATCTGCTTGAGGTCGTCCGTTCCGGCAAGAGAGAGGCCAGTCATGGACTCATTGTAAAGCTTCTGCATCTGCGCAGACACTTCAACAATCCACAGAACGTGGTCATTCTTCAACACAATGGCGGTGTCCTTGTCGCTGAACATGTTCGCGGGCAACAGACCAACGTGCATCCGCTGTTGCTGCGGGTCGAAGTTCACATTTGGGCGAACTGCACGGTCAAGGATGTATTCGTGGTTGTCGGTATCGATGGTGAGCTTTCCAACGAGGTCTTCACCGGAGATCAAATGAACAAGACGAATTCCGACTTCAAGCATTACTTACCTCACTGAATAGAACATACTCTTGCTTGCGGCGGGCAAGCAGTCCGGGCAACACTCTCAGTTTGCCTGTGCGTGGGTCGCGTGCTTTGGACCAGCGAGTGAACAATTCCTCGTAGACTTCCTGGCCGGTATTGATGGCTCTGCGAAGGGAAGACGACTTGAAGACACCGACACCAAGATTATACGCGAAACTTATCAGGGCGTCAACCTGATTTTGATGTAAATCCGCATAAATTAATGGGTAGATACCGGCCGCCGTTGTATTGCAGTCCTGCCGCAACCACTCTTCGGCCTCTTCGTGATCACATGTCATACCCGGACGAACAGGCAACCCGTTGATGCGAGTTGTTCCGTATCCTATTGTCCAAACGCCAGCAGGGCACAAATACGCCCGACTACTATACCCCTCAAACCGTTTGATAAGGTCCAATCCCCGCTGGCCGATTTCCATGTCACACTCCTGTTGAGCCGAAGCCTCCTACTCGATTGGAATTGGCTACCGGTAGAAGGCTGGGACCGGCAACTTGTTGGAACGAAGGAATCGCGAGTCCGTATTCATTAAGGAATAGGAACTGAGCAATTCTGTCACCGTGACGAATCACATACGAGGGTGCAGTCATGGGCGCCAAATACGTGAGAATAACCTGCACTTCATCACGATAGTCGGAATCCACAATCCCCGGTGCATTTGTAACGGTAATACCCTTGCACGCGAGGCCGCTGCGGGGGCAAACGAGCATCGTCATACCAGGCGGCAATGCCATGAACAGTCCGGTCGGAATCCGCACGGTCTGCAACGGCTCAAGGTCCACTGTCCGCTTGGATGCGAGATACGCCTTTACATCAAACGCGGCCGCGCCATCTGTGGCCCGATACGGCAGAGACGCCTCAACAATGTTATCGCGCCCAAACGTCTGCCGATGCACGTAGACAAACACATTCAAATCAGTTTCCATTATGAAACCCTTCCATAAGTCTTCAATAACTCCCATGCCCAAGCGATTTTATCTTCCACTCGTTGACCTGCTGGCTGTGACGAAGACCACAGTTCCAAGTTATCTATACGGTTGTCTTGACGATTTCCGTTCTTGTGATGAACCGTTTCTTCTGGAAGCAGCGGTCGGCCTAAATGCGCCTCCATCATCAAGATATGCTCGTACCGATGAAACTTGCTATCGGGAACATACACAGTTACATATCCATCCTTACGAACGCTACGGCCGCCTTTCCATCGTGCGGACTCTTCGCCTCGTTTCCAAGCGTTCCGCCGAACTTCACGGTTCAGACAACCACAACTACGGGTCTCTCCCCGGCGCAATGTTCCGCCACTCACAACGGTTTCTGCCCCGCATTCGCATAGGCATTTCCAATGTGCCTCTGTTCGTCCAGCAACTTTAACCTTTTCCAACACTTCCAACCGACCAAACTGTTGACCTGTCAGGTCAAAGAACGGACGCCCCATAGAATACCTCCAAAAGAACATTTCATTTAGCATCCGTCCTATTTTATCCGACTTGTCTTTTCTTCCCGATTTCGTACTTGGCCACTAAATGCCAGTCGCCTTTCTCGCGGAACGGCAGTATCGTAATTTGAGAAATGGGAACCGTAGGATAGGCGCTCTTATTTGGGTCAACCAAAATCACCAGTCCCCACTCTGCAAGCATATTTGCAATCGTGTTTCGGCGGGCAATGTCCGCTTCAAGGAACTGTGTCTGCTGTGCTTTACCGTCCAACAGGAACAATTCCTTGAAGTGAACCAGATAATAATGACCCTGTTTATGTAAAATGTGGCAGGATTGATACAGCGTCTTATCTCTGCGTGAGGCGACCCCAATACGGGTCAGAGTTTCTTTGACTTTCAGGAACTCGTCCGGAGACGGAAGAGTAACCTCAACGCAATCGTGTATCACCGCGGCCACATGTGGCGGTATCGTGGCGATATCAAGGGGATGTAGATTTTCCATTACGCCGACCTTTATGGGATGACACTCCGCCTTTATCGAGGCGGGAACGGATTATTTCAATCTGTTCTGACGTGTGCAACCCTACAAGGTCGCGGGCTTGCCGAGCGCTGCACCCATAATACTCTGCCACGGCGCGCACATCATCAGATACCTGATTCTTGATCCACTTGGAGAAACGCTTCCGTGGTGCAACTGTATGGACCAAGAAAAGGAACTGCAAGTATTTAGATAATGTGTGCCGCTCATTCATGAGATTCGCTGCCAACACAGTGTCCTCATGATACGAGAGCGAGTGATTGATGAGGTACGGCTGATACTCTTTCTCAAAGTCGATGTCGTTCGCCACACGCCGGTCCTTCGTGTGCGTGATGGCGTTGAGGTATTCCCAAATCGGAGCAGCCATTAGAGTCGCGCCGCCGAACGCAGGTTCATCACCCAGATGAAAAACGCCTGCACATTTTTGTGATGGTGGATACGTGGGATGTGATGGAACACATGCGTTTCGGGGCCAATGACGATGACGCGCTTCCCCTTCGCGTAAGCGTATCCCGTTTCAAAGTGCATGCCGCCAGGAACCTGTTCGCAGTTCTCCGTCAGCACGATAATGGCGTCCGCTTCGTCAAGCTCCTTCAAGTCCTGCTCGGCGGCCTGCCACGCGGGACAACCCAACTCTCCTGCCGCAATCTTGTCTGCTTCGTCCGTCCATGTCTGGATGCACTCATACTCCGGAACGAGTGTCATCAACTTCGTAGAGAACGCTTTGACGAGACCTGCATTCTTAAAACGAGAAGCAACGTAGATTTTCACTTGCTGATTCTCCCGTAGTGGCGCATCAGGTAGATCCAAACCATGTTCGCAAAGAAGATGGACATCCCACCCGCGAAGCTCCACCACTGATTGAGATGTGGATAGTAGAAGAGATTCCACGCGCCCCATGACGTGAAGAACACGCAAGCAGGGAGATAGATGCCCGCGTATCCCTTGTCCTTGTAGACACGATACACGTTCACCCAAGTGAACAGTGAGCCGACGAACTCAAACGCTCCGTTGATGAAATCCGGGCTCACTGGGCATCTCCAATTCGCTTGCAGCCGTAGTTCATTCCACGCTTGCAGAACGTGAAACGTCCTGAGACTACACCATTGGTCATATGCTTGATTGCCTCTTCCAGTTCAACGAGGAACATCGTCACCTCGCGTCCATCGGACTTGAGGAAACGTGCGTATGCGGCACTCCGCCCGCGGCAGAAGCCATCGAACGTCAATGTCTCGTTGAATTCAAAGTTCGGCACCATCTTCGCGCCGTTGTGCTTCACTTCCCACTCGTCAACCCAATGAAGCTGGTCCCCGTCACGGTCGAACGGGATGCAGTAGTCGCCTGTCTTGCCCATACTCATTTCCACTTCGCTGCATGCATCATCTCAACGAGACATGCGAGTTGGTTCAACTGCTGGTCAGCACAAAAGCCAGACCGATACGAGTAGTCCGCCATCTGCACGATAAGCTCCGGAAGACAGCTAGCGTCCACCAGCTTCGGCACCTGCTCCGTCAGCATGCGATAGAACGCCGCGGCATCCATGTCATCGTGCAACGCGACCCACTTCCGGACGTTACCAAAGTCCTTGCTCTTGACGGCCGTGAACAGTGCATCCACGTCCTTGTCTGTCAATTGCGCGAGGATGCCGTCTGACAGTTCTCCCCCTGCGCTGAATCGCTGAAGCTCGTTCAGCACTCGGCGGAAATCGGGGAAGTACATCATGACCACGTTCGCCACGATCTTCGGGTCGTGCTTTACACCCTCTTTCTTGAGGATGTCTAGCGCCCGATTGAGGAACGCGGTCGCGATCTTGGGCTTCTCTTTGGATGGGATCTTGAAGTCAAACGACGCACAACGACTGTGCAGAGGTGGGATGATCCTCTGCGGAAAATTGCAGGTGAGAACAAAACAGGTTGCCGCGAACTCTTCCATAAACGCACGAAGAGCAGGCTGTGTGGACTGTGGATGGAGATAGTCCGCTTCGTCAAGGATGACGAACTTGCGCTTTCCGTCAAGCGATAATGAAGACGCGAACGATTTAATCTTCGTACGGAGAACATCAATGCCGTTCTCTTCGGAGGCATTGATGACAAGCGCATCTGCTTCCAACTCTCGGGCCAATGCTCTCGCTACGGTTGTCTTCCCCACACCCGCCCGGCCCGAAAACAACATGTGCGGGATATC